CTGGGGTGGCCTTACAGCCGTTGAATTGAAAACTGCTAGAAGAACAAGGAATATAAAACCTCCAAAGGAGGGATACAGTGCTTAGGCTTGATAGAGCTTGGAAATCTACTCGCACTACAGCACAGCCCCTACCTACAGTATGGAAAGACTTAGAGAAGAAAGATATAAAGTTCAGACGAGGCCAAGTATGTATGGTTGCTGGAGCACCTAATGCTGGTAAGTCTATGTTCGCTCTGGTCTATGCCATCAAAGCAAAGGTTCCTACTCTATTTTTCTCAGCAGATACTGATACCGCTACAGTAATGATGCGAGCATCTGCACATACAGCAGGTCATTCTCAGCAGACAGTTGAGAAAATGATTACTGATAATCCTCGTTACTACGATAAATACTTGGAAGGTATGTCACATATACAATGGGTCTTTGATTCCAGTCCTAATCTTGATGATATAGAAATGGAAATCAAGGCTTACATTGAACTCTATGGCTTGGCTCCAGAGCTGATAGTCATAGATAACCTAATGAATGTTGTTGCTGAATCTGATAATGAATGGGCAGGACTGCGCCAGATTATGGTTGAACTACACGATATGTCTAGAAAAACTGAAGCCTGTGTGCTAGTTCTGCATCACGTATCAGAACAAACTGAGTATGGTCCTCCAAGTAATGCACCAGCACGCCGTGCTATTCACGGCAAGGTAAGTCAATTACCTGCGATGATACTTACTCTTGGCTACAGCCCGATAGAGAATATATTGAGGGTCGCAGTAGTGAAGAATCGTTTTGGAAAGCATCAAGCAGATGGTAGCGATCCTTTAGGTTTATTCGTGAACTTTGCTACCTGCCAGATAGCTGACTCTGATGCCTACGGCAGAGCAGTTCTTAATTCCAACGTGAGCTCCTATGTCTAGTTACAACAAAGCTAAGGGAACTAAGTTTGAGTCAGATATTGTGAAATATCTACGCAAACTAGGACACTTTGCTGACAGACTTGCTAGGGCAGGAGCCAATGACGAAGGTGATGTAGTCACCATAATCGCAGGTCAGACCTATATTCTGGAGTGTAAGAATAGAAAGTCATTAAATCTTCCGCAGTTCTGGGCTGAAGCCCAAGCTGAGGCAGCCAACTATGCGAAGGCTAGAGGGCAAGTGGTTGCACCTCCAGCCTTCGTCATAGTGAAAAAACGTAGAGGTAAAATAGAAGATGCTTGGGTAATACAAACACTAGAGAAATGGGTAGAGGGTGTGCGGAAGTGAAACGGTATGCTCAACTAATTACTTGCAATAATTGTCATTACACTAGAACTAATAGCGACTGGTATACAAGTAAGGAAACTAAGATTCTTTATTGCACAAAAGATTGCTACTTAGCAAAAGAAAAAGGTATCAATAATTGGTGGAATGAAGATAAATCATTGAATATAGATGCTATGCTAAAAAACAGAACAATTACAGTGAATGGAGTAACAATGCCAGTACCACAAGGACAAATAACCAGCAGTGAAATATTTACCACACCAGAAGTTATAGAAGAACCAGTAATACCAGAAGAACCAACAGAGATAGAACAGAAAGAAGAGGAAAGGGAAAATGAAGATTAGTCTATGGCCTATTAAATTTGATGAAGTTGCTGTATGTAACACAGAACCGCTATTGAAACAAGTGTTTTGGGTATCATTCTATGAATGGGATTCAACGCCATACGGTTTGACTATTAGAATTCTTGGAATCAACTTTGAGTTCTTAGTTGGATCATACAAACAATGATGTGTTTAGACTGCAGGGTTGCTGGTCAGTTTAACTTAGCAGGCCAATACGATAAGGCAGAGGAGATGCACAGATACTGTAAAGGAGACTGCACTTGCCAACACAAGACTGGTCCAGGGTGGTGCGTAAGAAAAGGTCAAAAGGTAACTCTGATGCAAACTCAATCTCCATAGCAGATGTCGTTAGACATTTCGGAGGAGAGGTAAAAGAGGGTCGCAACATATCGGTTCGTTGTTGTATGCACGATGATGCTCGCAAGAGCGCAGTCATTGATACCTATAACAACTTGTATTTCTGTCATACCTGTGGCAAGGGTGGCAACGCTGTTAATGTAATTATGGAATTAGAGAATGTGGGGTTCAAAGATGCTCTCGCAAGGGCAGGCGAAATTATTGCAGGAAGCGGCTTATCACTACGCACAGGAGATAAGACCAGAGGCTCTGCAATATCTAGAAGGACGTGGAATATCTGAGGAGACAGCAGCTCGCTATCGTCTTGGTTCCATAATAGATCCGATAGAGGGACACCAAGGTTATGAAGGTTGGATATCAATACCTTACTTCACTGCTCTAGATATCTGTGTTGGTTTCAAGTTTAGAAGGCTTGATGATGGCAAGCCTAAATATGGTTCGCCCATCTCCCAAAAGTCACACTTGTTCAACGTCATCGCAACTATGTCTAATACCAGCAGGGTAGTGGTATGTGAAGGTGAGTTTGATGCGATAGTTATGGAAGCTAACTGTCAAGTGCCAGCAGTTGGAGTGCCTGGTGTCGCTGCTTGGAAGCCTTATTATGCAAAGTTATTCAATGGTTTTGATATGGTTTATGTAATCGGAGATAATGATTTGAAAGAAGATGGGACTAACCCTGGAGCTGAGTTCTCTAGGCGTGTCGCAGGTGAGCTAATGAACTCACAAATCGTACAATTACCACCAGGTATGGACATAACAGACTTCTATCTGGTCAATGGGAAAGAAGCAACAGCTAACTTAGTAGGAGGAGTTAAGTGAGTGACTACAAAGAAGGAATTGACGCAGATGGCAGAGTATCTGAAGGAATTGGGGATGGTCATAGTCTCCATAGATTACAAGAATGGTACGATTACAGTCAAACCGATCCCAATACGAAAATAGATGCAGAGTTCATTGCAAACATCTGGCGAATCCTTGACACGGCTGGCAATCTGCTCATCCGCAAACATAAAGATTATGGTCCAAAGAACATCTCTCACAGTCCAGGTGGAGCACTCAACGGATTACGAGTGCGTATGCACGACAAGGTGGCTAGAATCAATCATCTCGTTGATAGCAACCTCTCTCCCAACAACGAGTCACTTCGAGATAGTTTCCTAGATTTACTTAACTACTCTGCTATTGCGATGATGGTGCTAGATAAGACGTGGCCTGAAGTTCCCAATGACTGACATTCATCCAGCTATCATTGATATAGCTCCTGGCGTAGTCAATAGTATCTGTCGTAGGTTTCGTAATTATGTAGATAAAGATGATGTAAAGCAGGAATGCTACGCCTGGTATCTATCAAGGGTAGAACATCTAGATGAATTATTAAATGAAACCAATACTATCCAGAAGGTAATAAACGAGAAGCGTATTGCTTGGCAGATGAAGCGCCACGCTGAGCGCTATGCTCGCAAGGAGAAGGCAGCAAGGGCAGGCTATCGCATAGGCGATGAAGCCTTCTATGACACTGCAACGATAGCTCAACTACTGCCTCACGTCATCGCCTCAGTCATAGATAATACAGTCTTAGAACAGGCACAGAACCTCATCAACGATGGTCAGCCGCGTAAGCAGTCAGCTCCAGCAGAGGGCGGTAATCTACTTGCTACCCTGATAGATATTAAGAAGGCTTATCTAAAGTTAGAGATAACAGATAAAGATATTCTCATCAAGAGATACCACGAGGGCCTCACCCTTGAGGCTATGGCAGAGTATCTAGGTTGCGCTGTATCTACTGCTGATCGTAGATGTCAGGCTTCTTTGCGTAAGTTACAGAACAATGTGGGCGGGGAGAGTCCTTACCAGTGAAAGAACAAGAGCTCTTTGACTATCTAAAAGGCACACACTTTCCCGACCTTGAAAAGTCAGAAGGGGTCTATGATACCTTTGACTGTATCGCCAATGAAAAGAATCTATACATAGAATTAAAGTGTAGGCATACTCATTATCCAGATTTACTCATCGAAGAGATGAAGTATCGCAGGCTTATCAACCAAGCAGGTAGCCTCACCCCTTACTACATCAACTCCACACCAGAGGGAGTCTATGCCTTTGACTTATCAAGAGTTCCAGAGCCAGCTTGGTCTGAGAAGTGGATGCCTACCACCACCGAGTTCGCAGATACCAGGAAGATTATGAAGTTGGTAGGCTTCCTCCACCTAGATTATGCTATACCACTATGAAATATGAATATGAATGTCCAGCTTGCGGGAATGTCCTCCACATCTTCCGTAGCATCCACGATATCGAAGTGGACTATGACTGCCCCCAGTGCTCCTCTACACTGAGCAGAAAGTACGAAACCCCCGCTATCCAATTCAGGGGCGGGGGCTTCTACTCTACTGATAAAGGTTAGGCTTTAGTCATTCTTTCTTTCTCAACATCACACTCATAACCCGCAAACTCTGGGTCATATCCATAACAACGATGACAGAAGCAGTATCTCTTATTGTATTTATGATTACAACATTTCATAGTTCCCTTTCTTGCCACAACTTTTGTGGTCAGAAACTATTTTACTCAGCACACTTTTAGATTTACCCGTTTTTTGATTTACCTTGAACGGCGACACTCCCGAGATACGACTTGACTTGACAAAGTAAATCACTGCTTTTCAGTGATAAATAAAATAACCCCGCAGTTAGCACTCTTGATCTGCGGGGTTATTTATTACTGACGAAGGGATATCAGTAATTCTCTTACTCTTTAATAATGTCGGTGGGTAAGAGAGAACTTGAAAGCCTTGCAAGGTGTTCCATAACGTCTATCAATATAACGTAAGCCTCGCAGTATTTGGAGTGCAGGGTCTCTACTTCTCTCTCCAAGGAGCTGAGCAATACCGAAAGCTGAGCTTCCTTGTTGGTTACTTGCGAGGTGGTCAAACCTGCTCTCATTGGTCCATAAGGACTTGAGGCACTCCCACTCTCTCCCTCTCCAACCAAACGCAGCCCAGGCGTATTGCTTTGCCAGTTTTCTGTTCTCACGCTTCTCCTCCATCGTTGCCTTGGTCCTCTTTATTTCTGTTGGCTTCGATGCGTCTAAGTATGGTGTGCGTGCGTGGTCTGACACGAATATCATCAGGGGGAATGATAGAAGTACCGTTGCTAGTCCAAGTCTTACCTTCCGCTTCATCTCTTGCCCTCTCCTCCTCGAACATAGTTCGATAGTCGTCGGGATGTGCTTGAGCTAGACGTACCAGCGCTCGATCCCTTGCTCTTCGATAGTTACGGTAATAGACAGACTGCTTGATAGCTGCCAGCGTGCGTGCTTCATTCTCTTTCATTGAGCTTATCCTCCCACACTATAAGCAGATAGGCAAGGATAGTCATAAGGATTACACCTATAAATATCACTCGTTATCCTCCACTTCTAGGGTCAGTATGTAATCTCCTCTATCAAACCAAAACTTAGGAGCAACGCCTCTCCCTTGCTTGTGAGATACATACCCCGACATCATACGCAATAAGTCATCTTCAGATAGGGTATATTCTTTTCTAGGTAATTTTCCTTTAATCACTATCCTCTCCCCCTCTCGCTCACTATGGTAGTCAGAACCAGCTTAGTTATATCTATCTTATCAATGACCAACTTAGGCTCTTCGATATCCTCCTCGTTCCATACTGATACATAGATAGAGTTATCTAGTCCTCGCCTGAACCACTCCACCGCCTCGCTCTCACTCGCCCCTCCCCAAGCAGTATCTCCCTTGCGAGCTGCCACCTCATAGAAGTTAGTTAGCTTCATTACCCCTCTCCTCCTCTTGCACATCTACTGGGACAAGTGTAGCTCCCAGTGCGGTCTGCATATAAACAAGGTTGCGCCTCATCTTCGCTCTCTTTCCCACTCTTGGCTGCATAGCCTTCATTATTAGTTCGACTTGCTCTTCCTCTGTGTATTGCTTATTCATCGCCTTCCTCCTCCTCTTTCATCTTGATTAGGTCATCTATCTCTGGTGTTACCTTCTCCTCATATTGGTCCAGCAAATATTCTTTCATCTTAGACATCACTTTCCTCTCCCCTAGTCGCTCTCATATTGGTCTATGGCCCAGTCATACAGCGGCCCCTTGGTTAGCTCTATAGTCTTATCACCGTTCATATACTTCACGGTAATCTCTCCCTCTCTATCTAGATTCTCCTCAACCACTATGCCATCATCATCGGGGAACCAATAAGTAATGCTTTGATATCGGCAGGGTCCAGACTCTGCATAGAGAATAGGGTTGCTATCATCCCCCTTCTCACGCTCCTGCTTGGTCAGTGCTGCCACTTGCTCTTCTCTTAGCTTCAAGCTAGTCATTGCTCTCCTCCTGTATATTGGTGTCATAACTTTCCCCACACTGGCAGCGATATACTGCCAGCTTCCCCTTCCCATACTGCTCCAAGGTAATCTCCAGAGCTGTATTGCAATCAATGCACGTCATTACTTGGTTAGACTTCATCTACGTACACCACTTTCCCGTGCTCCCAGATAAATCTTTCCAATTTATCATTCCATTCACCGTCTACGTATCCCCAGTCTTTCAGTGCATCCTGCAGCTTAGGGTCTTCAGTATCAATGAAGAATAGGTGGCTATCTTCAGTGTCAGTCACTGTCCACCAGTCACCATTCTGATTAGCTAGATATTTAGTCATCGTTCTCTCCTCCCTTCTCTGTGGTTATGTGGTAGCAATCTTCAGCATCCTCCACGCATTCACAGTCTTCAGCCTTGCACGGGCATTTATCTTCATTGAAGTAGGCATCATACTTAGCCTCAGCTTCCTCCTCAGTGTTAGCTTGAACCGTTAAGACTTGCGTTACCACTGCCATCTCATAAGTCTTCATCACTTTCCCCTTCTCTCTTTGATTATCAGCTTGGCTGCCGCCAAGCGCTTCTCATCTTCTCCAGTGTTGCGCCACGTCATCATTGATAGGGCCTTCACCATATTCTTGAGAGCCCACGTAGGCTGGTTACCTACCAGCTCCCTCGCTTCATCCAGTGTCACTTAATCATCCTCTCCAGTAGGCATTTATCTATATTTCCCCAGCAATATCCATCTCCAGTCCACCAAAGATGAGTGGAGACTTGAATCAGTCCAAAAACTGCAGCAATTATCAGTAGAACTAATACCACTTTCCCGCGCCTAGTGAGCCTCATTGCTGGGCTCCATCCTTCATAGGTGCACCACAGATAGCGCAAGGTAGATAATCTAGCTTGAGCAAGTCTGCTCTCTGGCTCATCGCGTAGGGGTCATATTCTCTGGAGTATTCTCCCTCATAGGTCCACTCGCTGCCATTGCTATCGAATCTATGCGGTCCAGTGCTGTCTACAGCTTCTCCAGTGCAATAGATACTGGCATCCTCCATCACCAGTGAGTACTCTTCATCAATCGAGAAGATACGTGGACGGGTATAACCGCCGCGTACGTCAGCTCCACCGTGAATCTGGAGCGCGACTAAGGTCTCTTCTCCAGTGTAATAGACAGTGTATTGGATGACTTGCGAGAGTAGGCTCTCACGGTTATAGCTATTCTCTGTGAATAGCCTCTTCCATCCCATAGACTGAGGGAAAGTCTCCATCAGCTCGAGCCATCCATCATCCTGACGCTCTCTGGCGTAAGTGTTGAAGCTCTCGGTCCACTCTGGTGAGTAGGTTAACTTCTCGGTTAAGTGGTGGAAGGTTGATAGCGTTGCATCGTAGTACTTAGCCTCAAAGTGAACGCGTGGCTCACTCTTGAAGTCTTCTAGTGACTTTGCTTGATTACGCTGCCACGCTCTACCGCTCTCTCCTCCACTGTCTAATATATGGCGGCCAGTATTCTCGGTGAGCATCTCATAGATAATCTGCTCGGTCTGTGTTGCATTCATAGTGTCCATCTTCTAGCTCCCTTCAAGCTATCCTGCCGCTCATCTAGCGACTAGGCCATTACCCTAAGTCTACCATTCTTAGGGTAATAGTCCAGCAACTAATTATGGAGAGTCTCAGTGGCTATCATCCAGCGATTATCATTGAAGCGAGGGTTATCGTCAAAGAATCGGCCCGATAGGATAACCGACAATTCATAGAGCGCGTCGTTGCATCCTGTGCGATATTCACTCATCAAGTCAGTGTTACTTGACTTCAGCACCTTGGAGCGAGCGTCACGGATAGCTTCAGCGATTAGTTCATAGTCTTTGCGTGTCATTCTAGTTTACCCTTCTAGTAAGTTCGTCTGGTCCAAGTGGGCCAGTGAGCTCAACTTACCACAGTTGGGGTAAGGTGCAACACCTAGGCGGCGTGTCGCCAAAGATATTTACCCGCGCTCGGGCGTGTCGCAAGTCTAGAGCTGGGGTTGAGGGTTGAGGGTTGCAGTCAGTGGGTAGCGGGTCGAGTCAGTCAGTCAGCTCGGGTCAGCTCTAGCGGTTTATTAACTAGGGCTCAGAGAATTATTTAGGGGCAGGGAGGGGCGGAAGAGTGCCAGTGGTTGAGAGAGCCCCTAGAAAATTACCAGCACTAGCAACGCCAGCACACTTCC